AGTCAATGGAATAATTACATCTAGTGTTGGTTTTAATTCTTTTGGCACTTTTTCTTTATATAATTCAAGTCTAAACTCTAGTGTTTTCTTAAAATCACTATCAACATATAAAGCTTCTGTAATTTTATTTACAGCTTCAAAATAATTCTGTGCCTTAGCGTTTACTGTTAACATAATTAGCATAAGAATTACGAGCTTCATGCAACATCACCACTCCAGCTACCCAGCCTAATCCGGTTCTGTACCATTTAGCTTCGGGCTTAGCTAAATATTTTTTATCATGAGCAATATCAGGATAAAATTCATCTTCTGGTATAAATCCTATGTTAACAGGTTGTTGATCGCTTGACAACATAATTGTTTCATAGTTATCTGGTTTATTTGTAATATTTACAGCATCAACTTCTAGTAGATAAGCATAGCATCTGTCTACATAGTGTACATCATATAAGTCTGGATGTGCATCGTATAACAATCCAGTAAAATATGCATTGTACCAGTGTTTTGATAGTGACCAAACATATTTCATCGATTGTTTCCAGAACCACTTAGATAACTTAGTGTCAGCAAGTTTTGACAAAATATACAATGATATCATACAGTTATGATCATTAAAGTAATCACGTTGTTTATCAATATAGGCTGTTGGAAATAAACTAAGTAAACCATACCCATATTTCCAAATAAGTTTACGGTAATGTTTACGAGCTTCTAAGCTACCTAACTTTTTATCAGCAAGTCGTAATGTTGCAAGTAACGTTAATGCTTGTGCTCCATCTGCCTCAAGACCTGGTTGCCACATACCACGAACAGACTTCATCCTAACGTTCTCAGGAACTTGTCCGGCTTCCTGTAGTAGTCTTTTATATAACTCTACACCAGCGTCATCCTTGGAGGTTTTAGCTGCACCTTCCAAAAGAGCATAATCGTTCTCGATGATTTTAGCGACCAAATAATCAAATCTATCACATATAGTTGTCTGTGACGATTTTTCAGCAAGTACTGCTAGATTCAATCCACAAAGCATATCACTAGAAGTTGTTGCAACGTTATATTCGAGTTTATTTTCATATGGATTTGTATAATATCCGCTACAAAGATAGCGATTTTGCATATGATTATAAACACCTTTAGCAATAGCTTCATTTGTTTTTCCAAGTTTTGACATTAAAAAATAATATGTTGAGTGTCTAGCACATTGATTGTCAGAACTGTGATTAGTTCCATCAATTGGTCGATTTACATGTGATCGACATACATAGGTTTGTACTGTACCATCAATGCTATTCCAAATAGGAAGTGATTGTAATACATTGTCAAACTTTACTCGTTTATCATTACCCGGAGTTCTAGGTTTTGCTGTAAACTTTTTATGTAGTATTTGATAGTAACCAAGACCACCAATTAAGAATAACTTAATGGGTATGGTTACAATGTGTAACACAAACCTCAATGATTTCCACAACTTAGATGGATTTACCCGTAGGATGTAGTTCACATATTTGTTTATTAATTTATCAATCATTAGATCTCCCACATTTTTGCATACATGTTCATTATACGCTCTTGTGTAATAAAGTCAACTTTAGTTATACTTTTATAATCTTCATTTAACATTTCAAGAGTTGCTAAATAAAGCTTATATTTATCAATTTGTCTGTATTGAAATGCTTTATATGCAGCATCTAGAGTGTTGAATATCTGATCCTCTAAGTGACTGATTTCCTTATACATTCCCATAATATCTCCATATACAAATTATAAATAATCGACTAATTAACAAGTTATTATAGAAGAACATTGTAACGTAGCAATAAGCCCTGGTAAATTTACCAATATATAAAGACGCTATAACGCACACTTACTACGATCTTCTATATGATATTATACAATTTAACTTGGAGTCTGTCAATGGATAAAATCAAGGGATATTTACTTGAATTGTCATTTCTATTAGTATTGTTACGCTTTATTGCCACACCATCTTCAATTAGTGATGCATTAGTTTTAATGACATTAGTTGGTGCTATTGTATATACAAAAAACTACTTAAAAATTAAAGAAAATGCAGTAGAAGAAAAATATCAAAAAGAATTTGATGAATTAAAACGTAAAGTTGAAGCATTGACTTTCCAAAGTGGAATTAAAAGGACAAATGTAGCAAATGAGCAAGAAAGAAAAATTTCAAACTCTAGATTCTAGTTCAACGCTGTCAATAGCAGAATTAGCTTCAAAAGTCCAAGTATCTAAAGATGAACAAATTAAACATTTAGAAAATAAGTGTTTTGCATTAAATGAAACACTAACTAAGTTTGTTAAAGCTTTAGAAGATAAAGAAGAAGAGATAACACATTTAAAACATCTACTATATAAAGGTGTTCCAGTTATTGGTGATGCTATAGCAATAAATATTAGTGATGAAGAATTGATTGCTGATATTCAACTTCGTAAACTAAAAGAAGATGCTAAAATTCGTAAGCTCACTTTAGAAGAATGTAAGATATTTGATTTATTGGTAAAAAATAAACGCTTGGCTCAAGGAAATGCAACAGATATTTCAGGTAAACCAAACGATAAAATAAAATCTAAAGATTCTAAAACATTAATTCAAATAGCTAGTAAAACAACGGAATAACTATGTCAACAAAAGCAAGTAATGGAATGAGAATACGATTTGAAAAACAAGATCATCTTCTCGTATCAGTAAAACTATTTAGTAATGGTGAAAAGATTGTTCGATTAATATTAGATACACATGAAATGGAATACCGAATTGTTGATGCTGTCACAGGTTTTATTTATGAAGACGGCGGTAATGTCACTAATATGGAAGTATTGCAACGTAAGGGTAAGCGACATTTAAAGAAATTTCTCGGTATTCATTTTGATAAAGAAGTAAGAAATGTCAAACAACCAGACCCCCCAAGACGTTAATACTCTAGAAATCTATACTGATGATGACATTAGGGAAGCTAGAGCTATCCTGTGGGAACAAGGTATACTAGAGTGGAAACTCGATCCCTGTCAAAAGAAAATATTTGACTTTTTAAAAACAAAACCAGATAAAACATTAGTTGTAAATGCATCCAGACGTTTGGGTAAATCCTACGCATTAGTTGTATTAGCATTTGAACAATGCATTAAGTTTCCTAAATCAATTGTAAAATTTATTCAACCTGAAGTATCAATGATTCGTAAGAACATACGACCAATCTTTGATGAAATTATTTTTGATTGTCCACAAGAATTTTGTCCAGAGTTTAAAACACAGGATAATATCTATCAATTCCCAAATGGATCACAAATTCAATTAGCTGGAACTGATAATGGAAATTATATGAAGCTTCGAGGTGGTAACTCACACTTAGCTATTATTGATGAGGCTGGATTCTGTACAGATTTAAATCATATCATTAATCAAATTCTTATTCCAACTACAACATTGACTAAGGGTAAGATTATACTATCATCTACTACTCCAGATAAGATGGATCATGAGTTCAATGAATACATGGTTAGAGCTGAAACTGAAAAACGTCTTATTCGTAAAACAATATATGACGCTATTGAAGATCATAAAGTAATGGATAAGCCACGCATTACTATGGAGATCATTGAGGATATCATAAAAGGTTATAATGATGGTGCAGAAGCTCAAGAATTTAAAACAGAGTATTTATGTCAACTACCAGAGAATGTATCTTCCAGAGTTATTCCAGAATTTACTAAAGAAATAGAGAAAGACATTGTTAATAATTGGGTGCGTCCTCCATTTTATGATGCCTATGTATCAATGGATATAGGATTTGTAGATTTAACTGCTGTACTATTTGGTTATTATGATTTTACCAACGGCGTACTTGTTATAGAAGATGAGTTTAGCATTAATGGTCCAAAAATGACTAGCCGTAAACTAGCTGAAATGATTATGGAAACAGAAGATCGTTTATACACCAACGCCATTACTGGTGAATTCGTAAAGCCTTATATGCGAATTAGTGATAATAACATGATTTTACTTAATGATCTACAGCGAGAATATAATTTAACGTTCTTACCAACAGAAAAACATAATAAAGATGCGTATATTAACCAATTACGAAATCTTATAGCTGATCGTAGACTTATCATTAATCCAAGGTGTAAACAGCTCATATCCCATCTACAACTAGCTACATGGGAAAAATCCAGAAAAGACTATAAAAGAAGTGCAGATAGTGGTCACTACGATTTTATTGATTCATTGGTCTATATGGTCAGGAATCTGGATATGCAGCGTAATCCATTTCCCAAAGGATTTCACCATAGTCTACTTGGTAGCCCTGGAAACGTATTTAAAGGTCATACAGGTCAAAATAACGCTAATAAGAACTACGATAAACTAGAGGATATGTTTAAAGTTAAGACAACATTTAAGCGTACCAAATAAGTCGATTAATTAACAAGTATAGTTATAGAGGTATTGTAATGAATAAGAATGTTTACTTTGCTCAACAGGATGCCGACAAACGAGCTGCTATTCTTTTAGAACGAGCTACGAATTGGTATCAAACATTAGAATCTAGTGGTTACAAAGAGAAGCTTAAGACTATGTGGTGCGCTTACCACGGTACTTACTTTGATAGTAATGATGATTCTCACTCAATCACCTTTGGTGGTGAACAGGGTGAATTAGTTCAGATTGCTGTAAATCATTTACGTAATATTGCTCAACATATGTTAAATATGATCACTGGTAGCCGTCCTATGATGCAAGCTCGCAGTATCAATACTGACTATAAGTCATTGGTACAGACAAAGCTAGCTAATGGTCTACTTGATTATTACATGCGTGATCATCGTTTAGAAGAATACCTTAAGACTGCCGTAGAAATGTCAATTGTTCTAGGTAGTGGTTATATCAAAATGGAATGGAATGCAACTACTGGTGAAGTATTTGATTACAATGAAGATCTTGGTATTGAGATTCGAGAAGGTGATTTAGAGTTTTCAAACTTATCACCATTTGATGTGTATTTTGACACTAACCGTGAAGATAAGCGTCATGACTGGGTAGTATGTCGTTCATTTAAGAATCGTTTTGACATTGCAGCTAAATATCCAGAATTTAGTGATAAGATTTTAGCATTACCAACAAAATCAGATATTGAATATTTTTCTCTATTTACATTCCATCATGATGAAACAGATCTAATCCCAGTTTACGAATTTTACCATAAACGAACTGAATCAATGCCAGATGGTCTATACCAATTATTCTTAAGTGAAGATGTTACTTTACTTGAATCAAATATGCCATATAGAAATTTACCAGTGTATTGCATTGCACCAGCTTATTATTTAGGTACTCCATTTGCATATACTCCAATGTTTGATCTACTTGGTCTACAGGATGCAGTAAATAGTCTTTACTCTACAGTACTTACGAATCAAACGGCGTTTGGTGTACAAAATATCTTAGTTCCGCAAGGTTCTAATATTTCAATTAGTGAATTATCTGGAAATCTTAATGTTATCGAAGCTAACCAACAATTTGGAAAAGTTGAAGCATTAAATCTTACTCAAACTCCTAAAGAAATCTTTGATTTTATTATCATGCTTGAAAAAGCAATGGAAACAATTTCTGGGGTTAACTCTGTATCTCGTGGTAATCCAGATCCAAATCTTCGTTCTGGAACATCGTTAGCTCTAGTTCAATCTATGACGCTACAGTATATTTCAGGATTACAACAGTCTTACGTTTCATTAATTGAAGACATGGGCACTGGAATTATTAACACACTTAAAGATCATGCAAACGTTCCACGAGTTGCTACTATTGTCGGTAAAGGCAATCGTACATATCTAAAAGAATTTAGTGGCGATGATTTATCTTCTGTATCAAGAGTTGTAGTTGACATCGGTAATCCTTTGGCTAGAACTACAGCTGGTAAAGTTGAAATGGCAGAACAAATGATGCAAATGGGTGTAATCAAAACACCTGAGCAATATTTAACTGTCGTAAACACTGGACAACTTGATTCATTAACTGAAGATACACAGTCACAACTATTTTTAGTTAAAGCTGAGAATGAACGTTTAGTAAATGATGAGCCAATTATGGCGGTTCTTACAGATACTCATGATTTACATATTAGAGAACATGCTACAGTACTTGCTGATCCAGAATTACGTTTTGATC